CCGCCGTCGCCATGAGCGACTACAGCCGCAGCGGCACTTCCCGCTACGGTACACACAACGACCTGAGCCGCAACGTGCAGACCCTTACCGTCTCCCGCGACCGCGTATTCACCTTCATTATCGACAAGGGCGACAAGCTCCAGAGCATGAAGGCTACCGATGCGGGCAAGGCTCTCAACAGACAGATCCGCGAGGTCATCGTGCCCGAATACGATGCCTATGTTTTCCGCAAGCTGGCTGCCGCCGCTACCCTTATCGGCAACGCGGCATCCGAGGAAATTACTGCGGAGAATGCATACGAATGTCTGCTGACAGGTCAGGAGAAGCTGGGCGACCGCAACGTACCCGACCGCGGCCGCGTCTGCTTCTGCAGCTATAAATTTGCCAACCTTCTCAAGCGCGACAGCTCCTTTGTCCGCTACGGCGACAGCTCTCAGGAACTGCTGAAGAAGGGCGTTATCGGCGAGGTGGACGGCACCAAGATCGTCAAGGTGCCCGCCAGCCGCCTGCCCTCCGGCTGCGCCTTCCTGCTGGTGCATCCCATGGCGGCAACCGCGCCCAAGCAGCTGGAGGAATACAAGATCCACGATAATCCTCCCGGCATCTCCGGCTTCCTTGTTGAGGGCCGCTGCATCTACGACTGCTTTGTGCTGGACGAGAAGGCACACGGTATCTATTACCACGGCTCTCAGGGCGTGCTGCGTCCTCTTGACGTGGCCACTGCCGGCACCGACCTTGGAAAGTGCGCCGTAATGGTAGTGCCCGGTCTTACCGAGGCCCCCGCAAACAAGTGGTATTATCAGACTGCAGCCACCGAGGCCGAGCTGACCGCGCTCACCTTTGGTGAGGCAATCGGCGGCGGCTGGACCGTACTTGCCGCCTCCGGCGCGGAAATTACCCCCGACGGCGACCATAAGGTCATCCGCGTCATCGAGTGCGACGGCGAGAACAAGCCCATCGCCGTGGGCGAGGCCGTTCTCCATATCGGCTGATAAGGGTTTCCGATGACAAACGGAATGTGAGCTAAGGCTTCCCCTTTTGGGGGCTGCTGAGGTGCGGAATAACGCGCAAAATCTAAAATTGTATGTCATTCTGAGCGCCAGCGAAGAATCTCCGCAGGAAAATGCAGCTTGGCAGTAAACAAGCTGCGGAGATGCTTCGCAAGCTCAGCATGACAAATCTTTTGCGTGGGTTATTACTTTTTCGGCACTTTGTGCCGCCCCTCATCCGTCAGCTTCACTGACACCTCCCCCCCCGAAGGGGGAAGGCTGATAGTTCCATATAAGGACTATGCTCACGAAAGGAGAATACAATGACCTATAAACAGCTTCGGGACGATACTCTCCGCCTGCTTGACCGCTTCAGCGTGGCAGGCGGGGAGGTCAGCCCCACATATAACAATCAGGCGGACATCCTCAAACGTCTGCCCTCGCTGCTCAATGACGGGCAGATGCTCATCGCCACCACCGTCCGACCCATTACCGAGCTGATGGAGCTCAAGCCCTATACCGCTGCCCGCATGGGCAGCTGGCTGCGCTTTATCCTGCCCGAGGATTTTTACAGAGTGTCGGGCAGGGGTCTTGCGGTGGTGCAGGGCGGCGACTGCTTCCGCAGCCATGAGTTTCAGCTGCTGGGCAGCGCGGGACTCCTTGTGCCCGAGAGCCTTTTCGGCTCGGTGGCGCTGGAGTATTACCGTTATCCCGTGCCCTTCGACACCGACGCCGATGAGGATGACCGAGCCGACAACACGCCCGATACGCACGCTCTGCTGCCCTACTACGCGGCGGCGCATCTTGCCATGCAGGACGACAGCTTCCTTTACGCATCCCTGCTCAACGAGTTCGAGGCGCGGCTGGAGCGGCTGCGTCAGCCCGCCACGGCCCAGCGCCTGAGCGTGCGGGACAGCTATGGAGGGTTCGGGTATGAGAGTTAGAGTGCCTGCCCCTGCAAAGACCTACTGCATTTCCGTGGACAGACTTGACGGCGGGCTGAATCTTTTCGAGGAGGAGAGCCGCCTTGACATCAACCAGACATCGGATATGAAAAACCTCATCTGGCGGGACGGCGCGCTGGCATCCCGAAAGGGTCAGCGCATGGTCTGCCGTCCCGCAGGTAAGGGCATCGCGGCATACGAACGCTATTACGCGGGGCGGGCGATTTTTCACATTGGCAGCCGCCTTTACGCGGTCGACCCCGCAAACGGCAGTGAGCAGTACATTTATTCGGGGCTGGGACAAACGGCGGGCACGTTCTTCCTCTACGGCGGCAAGCTCTATTATAAGACCCGCGGAGCGTACCTTGTCATAGACGAGGATTTGAATGCGCAGCCTGTGGCGGCGTACACTCCCGTCATCCTCATCAATGCCGATCCCAAAAACGGCAGCGGCGACCTCTATCAGCCCGAAAACCGTCTCAGCGCCCGCAAGACCGTATGGTACAACGCCGACGGCAGCAAGGAGTATAGCCTGCCCGTGAAGGGTGCTGAGGTGGTGGAGATCACGGTTGACGGCAAAGAGGTGAGCGGTTACGGCTATGATAAGGCAACGGGCGTGGTGAGCCTTCTTTCCGCGCCGCCTGTCAGCGACCCGCCTGTAAACAACACCGTGCGCATAACCTACGAGCTGGATGATCCCGAGGCGCGGGCGACTATCATGGACTGCACCATGGCGGAGGTTTACGGCGGCGAGAGCAGGCTGTGCATCGTAATGGCAGGCGCGGGCGCGCAGCCCGACGCCTACTTCTGGAATGGCAGCCACACAGCCATGGATGCGGGCTATTTCCCCGTGGAGCAGTATAACCTTGTGGGCGACCCCATAAGCGGTTTCGGGCGGCAGCAGGGTATGCTGGTGGTGTTTTCCCGAGGAAGTCTTGGACGGGCATCCTTCTCCCTTGTTGAGGTGGACGGACGGGAGCGCATCAGTATGCCATACATTGCCATAAACAGTATCATCGGCTGCGATATGCCCCGCAGCATACAGACGGTGGAAAATAACCTGGTTTTCTGCAATTCCCGTCGGGGCGTATTCCGCCTGCAGAGCACCTCCGCTGCCTCGGAGAACGAGCTGCAGCACATCAGCCGGAATGTGGACGGGACGGAGAGACGCCCCGGTCTCCTTGCCGCGGCTGCGGAGGAGGGAGAGTGCGCCTCCATGAATGACGGCGGCAGATACTGGCTGGCGGTGGGCGGCAAGGCATTCCTTTGGGACTATTCCATCAGCAAGCCCGCCGAGCCGAGCTGGTTTCTTTTTACCAACGTGGATGCGGCGGCCTTTGTCCGCAACGGCGGCGATATTTGCTACGCCGCGAGGAATGGCAGGATATGCGCCTTTTACGATAACTTTTTCGACTTCGGTGAAGCCATTGAGCGGGAGTATCGCCTGCCTCCGCAGGCATTCGGCGGCTACGAGCGGCTAAAGGACGTGGACAAGGTGGTGCTGACCCTTTCCTCCACCACGGACAGCCTGCTGCGGCTGGACTACATAAGCGATTACGGACGGCGCACTGAGCCGGTGCCTCTGCGGGCATATTCCTGGCGGCTTTCGCCCCGCAATATGAATTACCGTATGCTGGACAGCCTCGGCTGGTCCCACAGCTTTGTGCGAATGCCGGCCTGCCGTCATGTGCGCCATTTCGCCATGCGGATGTATAACAATGAGGCGGGGCAGGACCTTACTCTGCTCTCCGCCCGCATATTTTTCCGTTACCGCGCCTTTGAGCGCTGAAAGGAGGAAACGGCAATTAAAAAGCTGAATTTTACAAAGATATGGACCGATAAAAACGCGTTTCCCACCTATGAGGAGAACGAGGAGCAGGTCCGCAGGGATATGCAGTGCCTTCACGATGAGACCCGAACCGCTTTCAACGCTCTTGTGGACGAGCTGAGCGACGGCAGTGCGGCTTCTCAGATAGGTGTGGCGGCTCTGCGCGGCTTCACGGGCAGCACCGTTCAGGCGGTGCTGGAAGAGCTGGCGGGCGCTGTCGGTGAGCTGGGCGGCTCCCTTGAGGTGGATGGTTCCGCTCTCGCCGAGCTGGTAGCGGCTGCCGTGGAGCGGGAGCTGCTGGAGGCGTATTACACCGCGGCGCGGGTGGAAGAAAAGCTGGACGGACTTGGGGTTGCGGCACTGACCGAGCGCATGGACACTATTGAAAACGCACTGTCTGCCGATGGGGTGGTGCTGGGCGAAGTCCCCGCCGCCTACCCCTTTACCCTGCCCGCTGCCGAACTGGCGGGCGCGGCGGAGCTCATAGGGGATAGCCCCGCGGTGTGGATGAACGGCGAGCTTGTTGCCCTTGTCTCGTCTGAAATCGTGCGGGTGCAGCCCGACGAGGGTAAGATAGAGCGCATACATCTTCGGGGCGAAGTTATTCCCGCCGCGTCCGTTTTTGAGCCCCTTTGGGCGGATGGCGGTTATCTGCTGGGCGAGGCTGCGGGAGCCCGCTATCTTGTGAGCGTAAATACGGGCGCCTGTGCCCTGCTCGATTACGCAGAGGGCAGCGCATTCTGCGGCGCGGCCCGCGTGGGCAATATTATCACAGCCGTATTTCATCGGGGCAGCGTGCTCCATTTTGTCCGCCGCAGCACAGCGGGCGACAGCGGCGCAGAGCCCGTCCTCACCGCGCTGGATGCTTATAGCGAGAACGGCAGTGCCCATGACCGCGTGCTCAATGTGTGGGGCGGCGTATTCGTGATGCTCAAATACAAGGCGGAAGGCTCGGTACTGAAGGTTTACGAGCCTGCGGAGATGAGCGGCGGTGCCGAGTATGGGGTAGGTTCCGCTGCCGAGGCCCGCAGCATACGCACAGCGGGCGAGGACTGCTTCTTCATCCTTGAAGCCGAGGGCGAGAGCCATCCGGCAAGATGCCGTATGGCGGCGAGCTCCGCTGAACCCGCAATTACGGTGGGCGAGGGCGAAGCGGAGCGCATTATTGCGGGCGTGGGTGGCTGTATTTACGCAGTGGACGGACGCAATTGTTTCCGCCTTGATAAGGAAACGCTGGCGACCCTTGAGGTATTTGAGCTGCCCGCAGATATTCCCTCGCTTATGGAGGCTGCGCCTCTCGGTGAGCTTTGGGGCGGGAAGTATGTGATTGCAGGTCCGTGGCTTCTGGACGCAGAGGCCATGAAGCTCACCGCCCTGCGCTGCGACGGCGCTCAGCCCGAGGGCTTTGCTCTTATGCCCATGGCCGAGCGGTGCTTTGCCGCCCGTGCCAAGGGAAGATGGTATGTATTCGACAGCCTGCTGCGGCCCGTATGGGGCATGGTGCCTTATACGGCGGGCGGCACTGCATAAGGAGGACACATGGACGATAAGATAATCGCGGAGCTGGAGAAGCTCTATTCCGGTGTGGAAGGCTGGACGGAGGATGAGCGCCGCCG